GTAGTGTTAGCTACGACCAAAGCATTGCTCTAGGACCTTTAACAGTTCTCTTATAGAATGAATCAGTAAACTTTGTTAACTCTTCATCTAGGAGTTCTTGTTTTCTAAAGTTAATGTTATTATCTACATCCTGATTCATTTGTTCTACCCAGTAGTTAACAGCTATACTTAGAGCATCTAATCTATCATCATGTATAAGACTACCTTTATCTTTTGTTATCCTTGATAGTTGATACATTAACATATACTTAGCTTGTGACTCTACAGGATAGCTTTGAGCACTCTTATAGTCATGTTGTACTACAGAAGGGTCTACGATAAGTTTATGTTGATTAAGGACAGGTTCTAGGACATCAATGATTCTAAGTTCTTTTTGTTTACTGTGTCTTACTTCTTCAACAGAACAAGGGTATGAAGTAAAGAGTATAGGTTTAAGTAGTTCCAGGAACATACCATCTCCAAAGTTAGACTCTATAATGATCTTATTTACTTTGTTATCCTTTGCTATGTTAACTAGTAGTTTAAGTGTTTGATCATCGTAACCACCTTTTAGACCACCAGCTTGAGGAACAAAGAGTTGACCGTTAAGCATCTTAACAACAGCATATCCTGTTTCATCCTTTCCTCTACCACTAGGGTCAATAGACATAACAGAACCTGTATATGGAATCATATCACCTATAGTCTTAGAAGGTTTATGATACCTGTCTCCACCTAGTCCTACATTGGGCAGGTCTTTATTTTCGTTATCTCTATCGGAGGACCAAATGATTTTTTCAGGAGCTAGGTCTGTATCAATATCTGTTATAACAAGATCATTTATCTTTAGTGGGTATCTATCAGCATCAGACAGCCTGGGATTGAGCATGAACTGTAAAGCATACCCTGTCCTACCGTATGACATCTTACGCTCTTCTAGGTCAAGGTCAGAGAATCTGGTAGGTTCTGTAGTAGTACCCACTGACTCATCTGTTATCCTATTTGTTATAAAGGGAGCTATATCATTGTCGTAGTTCTTTAACACTAAATCATTAGATGGATACTCAGATGTCCATATACGAGCGTTATAGCCTCTCTCACGCAGTTTGTTATAAATTGAATCCTCGCACTGCGGTGTCCCTAGAAAGAGAATCCTAGAGGTGTCTAAGGGCTTTATAATAGCTTCAAACTCTTTTACTTGTTCATCTAGCTTATCTCTCATACCTTGAGTGGCAGAGTTGTTAGGTACTTCTATGTCGTCTGCAATGATTATATCAGCACGAGAACCTGTTAGCTGGGAGGATATACCTAGTGACTTAACGGATGGAGCGTGAGCGGCAGGAGCAGGTCCGACATCAAAAGCTATCTTAGAGAATCGTTGATCTCCTTTAGGTATTAAATCTTGAAGAACAGGGATGTCATGTATGATTTTCAATGTGAAGGTGGAGAAGTCATCAGCACGGTTCTTAGATGCAGATACAACAAGTATGTTCTTAGTGGGGTCGAGTAGTAGTTGATGTACAGCATAGGCAGAACATATCCAGGACTTACCTACTCCACGGAATGCCATGATAACAGATCGTTTAGGACCGTCTTGCATGAAGTCTGCAATGTCGTACTGTAACGGTGTAGGATCAGGTAGATTCAAGTGCTTCCAAACTAGATATAAGAAGTTACGGAAGTCCTTGAGTTGGTGAAGTTTAGATTTACTCACAACTCTATGTGTCTCTCTTTGGTGTTGTTATTACAGTAATTACTTAACTTTAGCTTTTAGCTCTTGGTCTTCTTCAAAGGGTAGTACTACATTTAACAAGTCATTGATGGGAGTGTCTTTACCTGCTGTAAGAACTATCTCGTTATCCTTTAGAAGTTGCCTAGCACCGTTCAGTAGGGATGGATTGTACTCACCAGTCTCGTGCATCTGATCGATGGCAGCACGGTATGTATCTGCTATGTATCCTTGTAAGTTACCTAGTTCTTCAAATGTCTTCATCATAATATTGTTAACACTTCCACCTTCTAAGAGCTAAAGCTTTTCTAGTGGGTCTACCTTTACTATCTTTCATTGGTCCTTTGTTACCACTCATACGAGCACAAAAGCTACGCTTTCTAGGACCACCACCAGGTTGAGGGGCTTTTAAGTTAGAACCTGTAGCTCTGTTATACTTAGCCCTTCCCTTTGCAGTGAGACCTCCTTTACGACTCTTCTCACCTCTACCTAGAGATAGTGATACACTCCTAGCCATCTTACTTCTTTTTAAACCCACGCTTCATATTAGCGTATGACTGAGGTGATATAGTAGACTTCTTCTTGCTACGACTAATGCCTAGCTTTCTTCTTCTGTTTATGTTTGCGTATAATCCTTTTTTCATTTTCTCATTAACATCTCCATCATTCTATCTAGTTTACCGTTAATCTCTTTAACCGTAGTTTCAAGACCACTCATTCTATTCTCCACAGCAGTGTCTCGTTCTCTTTGGGTAGCTAGTTCTACTTCAATCTTTGTTAATCGTTCTTCATCTTTATCTAATCGATCAGCAAACTTTTTTACTATCCAACCAAAGACACCAATTATAATCGCCAGTGCAGTGTCAAGAAAGTGTGATATTGTTTCAGTCATCTTACTTAGCAGGTTCTACGATTACTTTGCCGTTTTCATCTGTCCAATTTGTATCTAACATATGCTGATCTTGTCTTTCTCCTACCACCATCCAAGAGATTGTAGCAGTTGAAGAAGAGTCCTGACAGTTAATAGTTAATATGTTTCCAGCTACACTTCCCTTAACTGCATCCCAATTTGATTCGTTAGAAGTAAAGCATTGAACATCAGTGCAAAGTGCTACAAAAGTACCTTCGGTCATACCACTAGCTGTGTCTATGTTTACTTGAGCAACTCCATCCACAAGAGATACTTTACCTCTGTAGATTAAATCTGCTTGAGGGGATTCTACAAAACTATGTACTAAATGATGTGTTTCAGGTTTAATCGGATGGTCTATTTTAAACGAACCAGAACCTTTAGATAAAGCTCCTCCAATGGTCAAACTTCCATCAGTTTTAAAAATCATACCTTGACCAGCAGAGGCATCATCGTTAACCCAAGATATACCAAACTGACCTAATCCTGCTCCATCTCCTCCTTGATCAATAGCCATATTAACACGCTTTTGATTTGTGGCTGCACTTTCTGCATAAAGGATGAAGTAAGCAGACCCTTGAGGAGATTGACTCCAAACAGTGCTGTTATTAGAACCTGTAGCTAAGAATTTACTGTCAATATGTGAAACTAGTAAAGTAGTGGTAGCTGTACTTGAAGGTGCTCCTCCGATTCCTATATTATCATTACTTGCTGTTGTGCTTATTAAATCAGCATTACCACTTCCCTCCACTCGAAAATCTACATCTGCACCTAATTCATTAATTACTACTTTCTTTTGAGTAGATGTATCGTCTACTAAGAATTGATTATCAGTATCACTTATTCTAGCAGCAGTAACTGAGTTATCAGTAAGTCCTACCTTAGCTGTGTTAGCTGCAACAGTAGCATTAATAGAAACAGCTGTATCAAAGTCAGTAATGTTAGCAGCAGTGTGAGTATGTGAAGCAGGAGCAAAAGTACCTAAAGATACATAAGCAGCAGTACCTAAAGATACTGTAGTAGCAAAATCTGTAGCCTCTAGACCGTCTAACAAGTCAGCATCTAATCCACTACCTGTACCGTCTACTGTTTTTAAAGAATTAAGTATTTCGTTTGCTGTAGGAGCACCACTGGAACCTGTAGCAGCAGCTGTAATCCTTCCTTGTTGGTCTACCGTTATATTAGTGTTAGTGTAATCACCTGCAACAACAGCAGTGTGTGCAAGCTTGTCAGCAGTGACAGCATCATCAGCAATGTTAGCAGTTCCTATTGGACCACCTGCAACACCTGTCGCTAGAGTTGTAGCAATCTGAGCATCAACATAAGATTTGTTAGTGGCATCAGCAGTTGCTGTGGGAGTAGCTAGACCTGTGATCTTATTGTCCCCCATAGCTAACGCACCAGTCATTGAATCACCAGTCTTATTAACTTGGTCAGCATCTCCTGCATCTACATAAGTTTTGTTAGTTGCGTGACTACCTGCTGCTGGTGCAATTAAATCTCTTACACTGTTAACACCTGTAATATCGTTACCACCCATTGCCAAATTACCTGACATGGAATCCCCTGCCTTAGTAACTTGTAGAGCATCTTGTGTATCAACATAGTTCTTAGTAGCAGCATCTTGATTAGAACCAGGGTCTGTTACATTAGTAAGCTTGTTACTGTTAAGGTTAACATCTGAAGTTGTGTTCGCTCCATCAAAATCCTGTAATCCTCTAGTATCAACATAGTTCTTAGTAGCAGCGTCCTGTGCAAGAGTAGGATCAGCAAGGTCAACTATCTTAGCTAAGTCAGCTTCAAAGTTACCTGCACTGTTCTTAGTCATTACATTCTTACCACTACCTTCTTCTATCTCTTCGTTAAGATATAAGTTGTGTAAGTAAGCACGGTCTAGTTCTACTTCAGTAAGTACACTACCATTCTCAAAGTCTACTAGAGCAGTATTAGATGCACTGTCTCTTTTAATTCTTATCCTGTCAGCTGAAGCAGGTGCAGATACAAACCTGATAAGCTTAGAAGGAGAGGTTACTATTGTATAGTCTGTGGTTAAAGTTTTAGTAACAAAAGCACCACCTGGTACACTCGCTTGATCTACTTGTACTACAATGTGAGAGTCATCAAGATAAGGAAATGAAAAAGCGAAATCTTTGTTGTCAGTACCTGTTCCGTCAGCACCTGTGTAATCTACGAATGTATTAGCCATGGTAATATATTATTAATTTGTTTGTTGTAAAAGTTCAATCACATTTCGCCTAGTTGGAGCTGACTTTATTTTTTGTTGCTCTTGTCTTATTTCAGGGAATTCTTTTAACATCTGCATTTTAGCAGCTTTTCTGTATCTTCCTATGATTCTTTGTAAGTAAGCAACTCTGGGACTAGGTAAACCACTAAAAGATTGTGGGTCTAAACTTCTGTATTCTTTATTGTTTATTAATTTAGTTAAAGATTGCCTTAAAGTTAAGTTGTTTATTTTAATTTTAGATTGAAGGTCTAGCCATCTATCGTAAGCACTTCTATCGTTAGGACCGTCAAAATTAGTAAGATCAATTAAACCATCTAGTTTTGTACTAGGAGCGGAGAAACCGTGTGCAACTCTCGCTAGTTCAGTTAACACTGCATCGTTCTTCTCTCCTCCCCACATGATAGGATTAAGAGGATTAATAACACCTGCTATACCTTCAAAGTATTCTTGTACAACAGGTTCTCCTAGAGGATTTCTTTTTAAATCCATAGCTACTCCTGGTATTCTTTTAAGAATTACATCGGCAAAATCTCTTGCTTCTTTTAACTCTTGATCTCCTGTTATAGATTGACCTTGATTAAGGATGTTAGGAATAAAACCACCTGCTGCCGCACCTAAATATTTAGCTCCGCTAGTAGACTCAGGATCAAATATTAAACTAAAGAACTTATCAATACCTGCAAGATATGACTTGTTGGTTGCGTTCCTAGTTAAAGTTAAAGTTAAAGCTGAACTCATTTTTTCAAAGGCAGTGGAATCAATGCTGTGCATTTTACCGTCCTCTAACAAATCTGCCATATCAGCGTAAACACCTATAATAGTAGCTATAGGGTCAAGCCTTTGGTAACTCATCCAAGTATCGCGTACTTTTATACTGTAAGGCATATTACCAGCTGCCATCCAAACCTTACGCTGCCTAAAGTCTTTTGGACCTCCTCCATTAATTCTATCTTTAAAATGATAAACAGAAAAAGCTAAAGCTGTATTAAATAATGTACCTGTAGATAGTTTACCCCAAGCTTCTGCTCTTGCAATTAAATCAGGTGAACCGTCAGCTTTAACAGCTTTAATCTGTTCTAACAAAGATTTCCTAGTTTTTTCTAACGCAGGTGCTTTACCGTTTTGAAGGGCATCTATTTTCTTAGCGTACTCTCCACCTTTTAAATACTTAGCTGTGTTGTAAGCTATTTCTCCTGGAGCAAGTAATCGACTAAAAGAAAACTTTAAGATGTTTGTTGGAGTACGAATAAAAGGAGCGACAATAAAACCTAAAGGTACACCACTTACAAAACCTTGTAGTTTCTGCATTGTTGGTCCTAACTGTTCTGAGAAAGCTATTTCATCCGCTGATTTAATATTAGGGTCAACCCAATCTCTAGCTAACTCTTCTAAAGCCATGAAATCATTATCCCTAGAATCCTCTCCTACAAGTTTATTTCTTCTTGCTGTTTCTAAAGCTTCGCTTTGTGCTTGCTGTACATAATCAGCTATTGCTTTTTCTCTCGCAGCTGGTGTAGCAAATGGACCTTGAACAAATTGTTCTGCTTCTTTAATTAAATGAGCAGTAGAAAAGTTACGGTTAGAGCGAGTTATTAAAGCACTTAAAGAATCTTCAACATACTCGGCAACTTTCTTAGGGTCTCTGATTCCTAGTTCGTAAGCTTTTAATCTTAGGTTAGCATCAGCTCTAGTTCTGTATTCATTAAATTTATACATCTGATCGACAGAAGTATTGAACCTATTGGGTATCCTTATTGCCTTACCCATGAAATCAATGAAACCCTTTACAGCATCGCTTTCAATGTCCTTACCTCGTAAACGCTCTACATTTTTAGCTGTGATAGAACCTACACTTCCTCCTGGTGTCTCAACAAAAGCCGACCTTGCATCTCCGATATAATGGTCTCCGCTCTTCCAAGCATTCAACACAAACCTAGCTAAATCTTTCATGTGCATCCCTTGAGATACAGAGTTAACTACAGCTCTCTTTACATCTGGAGAAGAACTGAACCAACCTCCTACATAACGCTCAAAGTTTTTAAGAGCAGAAGACATAGCACCGCCACTAGCATTAACAGTAAGTGTACGAGGACCATACATGATAGAGTTTTTATAATACTCTTCTACCATATCCATTAACTTCCCACCTTCAGCTCCTCGGATTACTTTATTCATCTGTATCAAAGTATTCCACAAGTCATCACCCTGTCCGTTCTTAGCTAACATTATGCCTTCTACCATTTCATCGACAGTCATTCCTCCTCTTTTATTGAGGTACTCTTGTCTTAGCTTAGTGTTAGCTATTTCGTTTGGTCCTATTCCAATCTTAACATCCATCTGCCTAGATTTAAGACCTCTACCGAACCCACTAGCTAAACCAGATTGACTAGCTTGTATATGTAGTTGTTGTTCTACTAAAGTTTTCAAACGAGCTTCAATGGTTTCTAATTCATCTTCACTTATTTTACCTTTTTTGTTTTTGTATTGTTCAGCTACATTTAGTATTTCTTTACCGTTAGCAGCTAACATAGACTCCAAAGATTTCATCCTAGCTGTGATACGAAACAGAGTGGTTTTATCTTTAGATGCTTGTTGTATTAAAGAGTTCATCATCTTTCCGTTAGCTCCCATAGCATCTGCTAACTCATTAACTACACCTTCATCTAGCATCTCTTGACTCATCTTTTCCATTTTACTGGAGTCCTTCAAAAGCTTCTCTGCACCTTGTTCAGCTAAACCAGCTAACTCTTGTGGGTACATACCTTCAGGCAGCTTACCCATCGTCTTAACCATTCCAGTTAATGATTGCTTGCCTCCAACTCTAAAAGTAGGTGCGTCTGCATCTTTGATTATATCGTCAACAACATCGCTAGGTTTAAAGCCAGGCAACTCAGCAAAAGTCTTACCAAAATCTAAAGGTGCTTCTGCTCTCTTAGTTACATTACGCTGTTTTAAGAAGTCGTTGAATATCTTCTGCCTTTGGTCTATACCTAACTTAGATTTTAAAGAAGCAAACATATCCTTAAACATAATCGCTACTTCTTGTGCTATTCTTTTAAGTGTACCTGTAGGAGCTAAATCTTTCTCGTCTAACTTTTTCAAGAAAGCATCGGTCATCTCCTCTGCAAAGTATTCGTCTACATCTTTAAACCTATAGTTCTCAGATGTGTGCTTACCTTTTAGAAATCTTTCCAGTTCTTTAGGTATTGTTCTTGTGCGTAATGTAGAAGGATCAACAGTTTCCTCTAAATCAACACCAAAACTTCTGATGTAATCTCTCCTAGCTTTATCAAATTGTTTAGTTAAAGAAGTAACATCAGTTTTAGGAAGATAACGACTAAGTCCATGCCAAAGCTCGTGAACCATAGTTCGTGTAATACCACCCTCGTCTATAACAGATTGTCTTATTTGTAGTAGGTTGTTACCAAAGTTATAACGACCAGCAGATGGTATCTTATTAGTGACGGATAACGATACATCACCAAACAACCGCTTACCCATTACATCGATAAACTTCTCTACATCTGCAACATCTTGTGGGTCAGCACCCTTTATAGGGAACTTCTTCATTAACCTACTCTTGAGAGTGTCAGCCCCTTTAGGAATAATATCCATCATGGCTTCTTCTTCGTAGGTCTTGAACGGTCTAGGTGTTCTTTCTACAGTAGCGTCAAAGTCTTCTAAAGTTTCGTCAAGTTCTTCTACTCTTCGTTTTAAATCAGGACTTGTTCCTCTTTCTTTAAACGCAGGTAATTCTGAGAACGGTCTATCTTTCCTTCCTAAGAAGTCTCTAGGGCTTTCTCCCATGCTAACAAGCTCATCCATTAAACGATCTTCGGGAAAATTTAAACTTTTAGATATTTCTCTGACAGAGTAACCTTCCGTCCACATTTCAATTGCACTACTAAAAACAATTCGTTCTTCTTTTTCAGCTGCAACTTCCAGATTTCCCCTGCCAAACCCAGTGTCTTTTCTTCCTTTAATAAAATCCGCAGGGTTTTCTCCTAAACTTATGAACTCATCTTCTATAAATTTCTGCGGTAAGTTTACTGTTTTAGCTATTTCACTAGTAGAATAACCTTCATCCCACATTCTTATAGCAGTGTTTATTCCTACCGCCTCTATGTTTTCTTGAGACACTTCAGGTTGAAACGAAGAATCTTTTCTTCCTCGTATGAAATCTTTAGGAGTTTCTCCTATATCTATTAAGTAGTCTTCTATTTCCTTATCACTTGTTTTTAAAGTACGACTAATTTCATCGATGCTGTAGCCCTCGTCCCACATGAACAAGCTTTTATTCCGTAATACATCTTCTGTTGTTAATGGTTCTTGAATGAATTTCTTTCTTTTTCCAAAGTCAGGTAGATCAGCAAACCTTAAATCCTTAGTCTCATCCTCCCACTTCATCATAGCGGAAGTAACTGCATCTTCTCTGCTTGCTCCTTTATTTATCTCTACATTCTTAGTTTTAATAGCATTCAAACCTGCCATAACAGACTTAGCTACAGCACCCACACCTAACCCTATAAGAGCACCCTCTAAAACATTCTTAGCTCTACCTACTAATTCATTATCATCAGGATCAGCAGCTAGATATTCGGTAATTGGATTCTGTAAATCAGGAAACTGTTGAATTAAGTTAGCTAGTCTTTCCTCTTGTCCATCAAAAGCTACGAAATCAGAAGCCATCTCAGCTCCTAAGTATCCTTTTAAATTAAGATCAGTAAACTTTCCTGGCTTCTTACCTTTCGTTAAAGCTTTAGCAGCCTTACCTGTTACACCTGTTATCTGCCCTGCTCTCGCTGCTTTACCTGCTGCACTTATCCCTTTTCCTATAACTCCAAAAGGCACAGCAAACTGTGTTAATCCTTCTATTAAACTTCCTGGTACTGTCTGTGAGCGACCAAAGAATCTTTGTTCATCCCAATCAGGTAATAAATCAAAAGATAAGAAGTCACCTAAATTGTAAACACCATGAGCCATACCTTCTAAACCTCTAACAGGTGCAGCAAAAGCATCTATCACATAATCGCTTATTCCAAGCTCTTTATCTTCTTTAGGATTAAAATCAAAATTATCTAGCTTCATATTTATTCGTAAAGTTTAGCTTGTTGTCTAATAAAAACCTTAACCATTGCTTCATCTTTTTCATCGCCTTCTTTCAAATCAGTACCGAACAAAGCATTATATAATTCAAATATATCATTGGCTTCTGGGTCCGTCTCTCTGCTTAACTGCTGTAGTCTTTTTTTGCTGATCATTGGATACACTAAGGATAAATCCTGTAATGCCTCTTTATCTTCAATTTTTATTTCAGTACCTTCAATGTTAATAGTACCTCTTTTTATGTTTTCAGCGTTGTAAAAGTTAGACCCTTTAGAAGCTATGCCATATAACAAAACTTTTTTCCTAGCTATTTCTTTTTCTGATATTGAAGTAGTCTGTGATTTTATTTGATTTAAAGCTTCTGTAATAACTGTTCCTCTTGTTAATAGACCGTCTTTTCTAACGGCAGGGCGTAAACCTAGAAACCCTTTACCTGTAAAGCCTTCTGCAATTTTTTTAGCTTCAGCAAAGTTACCTTGTTTGACAGCTTTTTCTAAATCAAAGAAATTAGAAGGTTCATAAAATTTAGAAGTAGCGTCATCTACCTTTGTGGATGGATCAATATAAGAAGTAGTAGGTCTAACTCGTTCTATTTTATCTTTAGCTTTTTTCTCTATTGATTTTTCTGCTCCATAAGCTTCTAGTTTTTCTTGGAACATATTAGCGTATTGCTTGTTCCAGTTTTGCATATCAAGTGTTTGAGTTTTTAAAGGAGCGTTAACTACATCTTCACCGTCTACTGTTTTGTAAGTACCTGAACTAACTTCTAAAAATTTATCTTGTCTTAATTGATCTATTTCAAAACCTAACCTATCAGCTTCTAACTCTAAAGTGGGATCAATCTTAACTTCACCGTCTATACCACTTTTAGACTTTACTAGATTGTCAGGTAAAAGTAAGACTGAGCTACGCTTTAAATTAATCATACTAGAAAAACTAGAGACACCAGTAAATTGTTGTGCTACTGTTTGTTTTAATCTTAACGACCCATAGTCTTCAGGCATATCAAACATTGTTTGAGCTTTCTTTACTATAGAAACACCTTCAATACCTTTGACATAAGGATTACTAGACTGCTGTACTTTACCTACTAAGTAATCAAAGGCTTCTTCTTGAGTGCTTATCTCATCACCCTCTTCTGTTGTATAAGTTCCCTTTTTTATCCTACTAAATATATCAGTAGAAAGATCGTCAATATCCTGTAACTCAAGGGCAGCATCTGCTTTTTCTTTATTACCTTTTTGAGTTATGATGTTTTCTATACGCTCTCTCAACCTAGATTCTTCTGCACCGTAGCGTCCAAAAACATCATCATCTTTTATCTTAGGATCGCCTATTTTGGTTGTTCCTACTTTTAAGTGACCAGACGCATATTCAACCCATTCTAAAGCTGCTTCTTCATTTCCCCTTACAGCGTGAGTAACGGCTACATCTTCAATTAACTTAAATAAATCAGCAGGTTTTAAAGCTCCTTCATTCTCTTCCCACCATTCATTTATGTTTTTAATGTTGTTTAACTTTCCTTCACTATCTAAAGTAGACGAAGTAAACAAAACAGACTTACCTGCTCTAATTAACTCCTCAATGTTTTGATCTGCTTTTACTTTATTATAAGCTAAAGAATATTTTTGAATTGTATCTTTTGTAGCTGCATTGAAACCTTGTCTTACTGTAAGATCGTTTAATCTTTCATGTTGACCCTCCATCTCTTTAACAACATCACTTACTACTTGATCCGTTGTTGTCATAGGGTCGGACTCTTCTAAAGCCTTTTGCAGTCTGAGTTGAAAATCATCGTGTAACAAAGCCCCAGCTGCTTTTCTTACTCTTTCTTGATTCCAAGGATTACCTAAAAACGGTATTAAATTTTTTCGTACTGCTTGATCTCCTCTTTTTCTGTTATCTTTAAGTGCTTTGTCTATATCTTCAGCACTTTGATTAGCAAGGTCTTCTATAAATTCTTGTTCTTGTTGCTCACCTATCTGCTTTAACTCACCAACACCTTGTACTGCTACACCTAAAGCTTGAGATAGTTGACCTAGTTTAGATTCTTGCCAAGGAGTAGCTTGTTGAAGTTGTGTTCTAGTTTGCCCTACACTTCCTGGTATAGCTGCTTGTAAAGATGGAACTGCTCCTCCTAATCCCTGTACTACTACTCGTCTTTTCTCAGCCATGTTATTATGAAAACTCCTTGTAAGCTCGTGCTGCTTTTGTTCCTGTTTCTAAAGCTGACAGCAGTAAACTAGGTTTTGACACAGGTTTACTTAACCTCATCATCTCTTGTTGGAATCCAAACCCTTGTTCTTCTAAAGCTAACTCAGTACCTACAGCTTTAAACTCTTGTTGTCTAGCTTGTGCTGATTTAACTCTACCGTACTGTGCGTATAAATCATCAATAGGTGCTTCTGATATAGCTCCTGCTTCTCCCATCGCTGTGACACCTGTAGCAACTCTTTGACTTTGTTCGAGAGCTAACTGCTCCATCTTCCTAGCTTCTGCTTCTTTGTCTTGTGCTTCTCTAAGTCTAGTAGCAGATTGTTCTCTTTGAAAGCGTTGTCTTTCTACAGCTTGTCCTTGTGCTTGATACGCTGCTTGTTGTTTAGCTTGTTGACGCTGTGCTGAGAATTGCAATGCTCCTTGAACACCTGATACCGCTGCCATTGCTATTGCTGGATTACACATAATAAATTACTTCCTCTCTATCTTAAATGACTTATAACCAGGATAATTGCAATCTTCAAAAGTAGCACCTAACCAAGTTAACCACCTGACACTAAGTGTATTAGCTTCCATGACATAGTTTGTTAAGTAGTCAAATCCATCCATTAAGTCATCTATCCACTCTTGTGATTCTTTAACAAATTTCTTCTTTATCGTATAAAATTTCCTAGTACCTAACAACCAAGCTATACCTACATTCCCTCTCGGACTAACTCCAAAGCAAGCTAATAGACCGTCTTGATCTGTCTTGACGCTGTAGCATTTACTGCTTGATTCAAATGATCCGTACACAGCATCTCTAGGGTGGTGCATCAATCCAATACACTCCATCATATCCTCTTCTCGTAAGTCCTCATATAACATAGGAGCATCGAGGTCTGCCATACTAGGTTCAATTCTAACCTCCATATCTTCTACTCCTTGATATAATTGTTGATTCAAACTCTGCTGCTAACAGTTTCACTGGTAAAGCACTAGAAGATTTAATTTCGATAGTGGCATCATTAGGTTGAGCTTGTACGGCAAACTTAAAGAATCCAGTCTCAGGTGTGAATTTACTAAGTGTACTGACAGAAGCTAACAAACTTGGGTTGTAAGTGTAAGTGTATTTATCTCTAAATTTAGGTGTTACTTCTACAGTGAAGTGTCCTGTGTCTGCATATTCAATACTACCGTTACGAATAGTTTGGAATGTGTAATCAGATGCTGACCGTCCACCTCTCTCTGTAGGTTGTTTTAAGTTCTGCTTAGAGAACCTGTATAACATATCATATTCAAATCCTATGAAGAAATCATTGAAATCTAAGTACTCATATCCTTCTTGCCATAGCGGAGCAGCAGAAGCAAAAGCACCAGCTAATCCCCATTCAGGACTTGAGGGAGGTTTATTAGCATCAGTAGATACATGACCTGTAGTACATACATATAACACTTCTTCAGTGTAGCTCTGCCCACTAGACCAAGACGCTGCTGCTTGAGTTGTTGTTATAATCCTCCAATAGCTTTGCCAATCAGCACCTTCTCCAGGCTTCTTAGCTCTTAGCAGCGTCTGATGTATGTGTTTGTGTACAGATGTATTTAATATTTCCTACCTGTACAGGATCAGCACCATAACTAACAAAGTCAGCAATCAATCCTTTCACCACTGCTCTTGTATCGTCTGTGTTATCTATGATTAATTCTCTTTTGTTACCATTCTTAGTATATAACGACATACCAGTTTGGAATTTAAACCCACTCTGTGTACCTATTTCAGTAGCGTTGGATATGTTCTGTCCGTTAATATTAACAGTTGAACTCACATACCAACCTAGAAAAGTTAAGAAAGTAGAACTACCTGGAAGTCTATGATCTAACAATAAAGCATAGTTCTTATCACTTTCAACCAATCCATTTTCCATAGGAATCGTTTCAATGTAAGTACCTATACTGTCGGTAGTTATAACATAAAGTGTAGACTCAATGAAGTAGAAACTTCTTACATCCTTAGCAAAAGAGAAAGTCATCCAAGCACTCTGTATCTTCTCATTCCCTTGCCAAAAGTACTTATATACATACAGCTTCTTATAGTCACTATCTGATTGTACAACCACCATATTCTCAGCTGCACTACCTTCCATCCTGACTATGTTAGTAGGTATGTACTTATTTATCTGTTCTGTTATCTCAGCTGATCTGTATGTCTCAGTGTTATTATCTACTGTGTATTCAAGCAGTCCTTCAAAGTTATTTCTTTTAAAGTTAAAGTATATATAACTACTAAGTGCTAACGGACGAATAGTATCCGATACATCAAACTCAGTCACAGGTGATATAGTAACAGTTTTAGGTGTTAACAAATCTCCACCTCTAAGTACAAACTGAGTCTTCGGAGAGAACAACATCAACTTCTCTTGGAAAGCTTGTGCGTGTTTAAGAATACTAATCTTAGTGTGTGATACACCTACATCTATTGGAGCAGAGTCTAACAGAGATTGTGTGGTAGTCCTGAAGAAGTTAAAGTATTCATCTGCTTCAGACATTATAACTCCATCGTTAACCAAGAATCCTAGTCTATTCTTAAAGAAGAAGATGTCATTGATCGTGTTGTTAGTAAAAGAAGGAAATGGATTACTAAAATCATCCCCTGCATTCCTACCTTCCCACTCAACAGTTTTTAAAGTAAACCCTGTAATCTTACCTGTGGACGGAGTAGGTACTAACCTAACAGGCATTGTGTCTTCATCTAAGAAAGAATCTATACCAGTAGAAAGTCCTTTGTCTGTACTATCATTTTGCCATCCTGATGTTTCTATCCAACTTCCTTCTCCAAACTCTTCGTTGTCCTTGGTCTTAAATTGTACATAGTAATCATCTTGGTCTAAATCTGCGTCTCCAATAATCTTAACTCTAAATAAATTGTAACAAGATTTAGGAAGATCAGTGATGCTGTCTACTTCTTTGTAAATAACACCTAATCCTTGATTAGCTAATCCATCAGTGACTCTAACTCTAAAATCTGTATCAGCAGAAATCTTTATAACACTCCCTTGTCTATCTGTAGTGAACTTAGCAGAACTAGAAATAGTTACACCTGATAGAGTAGGGAAAGTACCTGTTCCACCATCGCTGTCATAACTTGTAGTTTTATAAGTAGTTTTAGGTCGTCTGTCTATTGATCTGATATGGGTAGTTGTCGTGGTGTCTCTAGTTGTAGCTTTTATTATTAACCTGAAACCACTTTTATCCACTGCGTTAGGGTCTCTATAAGATGTAGATAAAGTACTGCTAAACCCTGAACCTTTATGAGTTATCGTAGAAGAAGTAACTTGATTTCCACTTATCGTTAACACACCTCCAGCACCGCTTCCTATTACAGCACCGCTACTGTTATATTGAAATACACTAAAAGTGTAATCCCTGCCCCTCCTGTAGCTACTAAATGTATCAGGAAATCCTGAACCTCCTGTTAAACTCAAAGCATCTAAAGTGCCTCCACTTGCTGTAAGCTCATCTATACAAGATAGTAAATCTTTAGCTATAAACTCTGTGTCAGCATGTGCTCCTTTAGGTTCTACATCTGCTGGTCCACTAATATAAGTAGCAGGAGGTACTCCTGCGTTACCGTGAGCTGTGTTAGTATAATCGTGATGAGCACCAGAAGTATTACCTTGTAAAGAAGAAACTAAAGGAACTAACTGACCGTCTAAGTAAATACTGTAAGCTTTCTCATAGTCTCCTAACTTAACAAATATCAAAGCATCTTTATCTAAATCTCTAGTTTTTAAATCGGCATCTGTTTTCTTAGCTACAGTCTTCTTTTTATTAACAAGAAAGGTAGAGTCTGCAATGGTTAACGCTCTAAGGTCTTTGACAGGGTTAAAGTCACCTGACGATACAGATAGATAAGCTTGAGCAGTAGCGTCCTCTACAGTAATAGTCATTGGTCCACCGTCTTCTAAATCAAAAGCTTTTAATCCGTTACCTCTGTCGTAAGTAATAACATATCTATTGTCATTATCTCTATCAACATAGTGAGTAAATATCTCAGCTGTAAGATTAGTACCTAGCTGTGCGTTAACTTGATTTAAGAACCTACTGTTAGGTCTCTTAACAAGTCCCTCTACTACAGTTGACCAAGCATTTATCTGCTCATCACACTGTCCAGGGTATCTTAAATTGTCAGGTTGTTGTGATACACCTTGGGCAAGGTTAGGAATACTGGTGTTAAGCAGTGGCATCTTTACCTGTCAAGTACTCTTAGTACGCTGTAGTTATCAAAGATAGTTCTGTCTGCATTCTCAGAGTCGCTTTCAATAGCTCTAGCTTTTGCTTCTATCTCATCCCTCAAAGCAAATCCTTCTATCTCACGACTGCCTAAGAACCTAGCAGCAAAGATTCTAGCTGATTTAACAGCTATGTAATGTCTAAATTGTTCAGGTAGTTCTTCAAAATCCAACTCAAAAGTAATAATAGCTTTTAAGTCCTTAGTCCAAGTATCTCTGTGGTTCTTCCTGTCGTACAGTGTAGTACCTCTTTGTACAGGATCAGAGTCTGTGTATATCTCAGGGTCTAAGTCTACCTTTAAAGTGTTAATCGGAAGAGTAATCTTACTAGTACTAGAATCTGGTACTAATGGATAATCATACTCTGTATTGTAATGCCATCCTTCTGATTGAATAGCTTTACTAGTTTCTTCTAACGCATGGACTGCTTGTGTAACGGTTACAGGAACACTTGTTCCACTTAAAGTATTAACAGGTGACTCTCCTATTACAGAGATCATAATGTTTACCGCTTCTAGTTTCGTTGTCAGTGCCATAGCTTAATAAATAAAAATATCAGTGAAGGGGAGTGGAACGAATCCAAACCTCCCCAACACCGAAGAGAGAATCCTAAGTTAGGAAACAAGTTCGATAGCACACTCAGGACGGAGGATTCCGTGTCCCATAGCATACTTAGCAACGAACAATGTACCTTGACGCTCAATCTGATATTCAGACTCAGTAGCAAGATCAAGTAACTTAACTGTTCCAACAGCAGCTGAGTGTCCTACGATACCCAAGCTATTGCGGAAGTCACCGTTGTATCCTGCTCCACCTGCACCGAAAACATCATTGCTTGCAGCACCGTCTCCAGTAGTAACAGCTGATAAATCAGTTGATGGAATGTGAGTTGACTTATAGATTTGGATACCAGCTACTTGTGCAATGCTACCAGAAGCAAGTGATCCTGAACCTCCTACATCTTTATTAGCAGCAGAAGTATTGATAGCAACTGCACCGCTACCTCCTGTAATAAGTTTGTAGTATTCACTAGGACGAAGAACTGCAAAGCGTCCATCACCAGGAATATCGTTCTCGTCAAGCTTTTGAGCAGCTGTGAACAAAGCAGTAATTAACTCTGCACCTGTAACAGCAGCTGGAGTACCAGCAACATCACCTGCACTGAAGTCATTGTTAGCAACATCAAGTTGTCCACCTGTCTTACCACCTGTGATAACAGCAGAGCTACGAGCAGCAGCAATGAATGTCTTAGAGATAGCAGTGTCAAATCGAAGTGCAAGAGCTTTACCTAACTCGTTAGCGTAAACTGAACGAATGTCGTAGTGATTCTTTACATCATCAATGTTAGCTAAGAAAGTAGAAGCAACAAGCATCTTATCGATAGTTATTGTCTGTTCAGCTTTCTTAATGTCGCTGAGGTATGTGCTACTAGCACCACCTTCTTCAGCGATGTTCTCGCCTGGTGTGTGGTAATTAGCTGTTGCAATACCTGTTACTGGGAACTGAGCGGATTTACCGTTCTCAATTGTACGAATAGTGTGTAAGGGTTTGAAAACATTGGACTCCTCAAAGGTCTGTAGAATTTCTCCACTGAACTTTTTAAGAAACAACGCATTGTCAGCAGCATCTGAGCCACCAACAGAATTAATCTGACCTACACGACTGGGGTCTGTTATACCTTCTCCTGCCATAATATATGATCTCCTATTTTAAGTTTATAATTGTGTATGTATTTGTTGTGACTTTCGTTAGAACCTTTGATCGAGATTGTCCACCGCAGTGGGTCTTGACATTAGCTTTACTAATTGTCATTTAAAGTAAATTAAGTAGTATAATTCCACCTAAGCAAAGAACAGTCAAGACAATAGCTTTCTCCTTCTTTGTAAGTGAGTTATAAATTTTTATGAGTTTATTCATTTGTTTTGTGCTTTATTGTGAACATAGCGAGTGTAGATTAACGGTACTACATTCCAAAGGATAACACCGATAAGACATAGTTTCAAGAACCCATATATCTCATCTAACATAGAATCAAAGAATCCATTATCCATCTCTTCATTGAGTTGTTGTTGTACAAGTTTTTGTACATCTCCTTCAGTGATTGCTTTTACTTTGTTAGCTAATCCTTTATTCTCTTCCATCAATTTAGCTCCCTCTCCTATCCCCCATCCAAGGGCAGCACCACCAGCAGCAGGACCAGGACCACCTAAAGCACCCACTGTTGCTCCTCCCACACTTCCTGCTAACGGATAAAAAGAAGCCTTGGAACATCCACCTAAAAGAACCAGAACCAACACTGGCAAGAAAAAAGATGGAGTCCAAGGCTTCATATATATGAACCTACCAAATAAAACTACAGGTAATTGTGACTAACTGCGATGCGTCTGTCAATCTCTTCGTGATAACTTTTGTCACCACTCTTGTATCGAGGATCAGACATTGCACGAGCAAGTTCTTGATTAGATTTAAAAGGCATTGTAGATGAACCATTTACAGCACCTTGTACCAACTTAGGAGTAACTCCGTTCTCTGCTTTAAATTGTGCGTATAATCCTTTGGTAGCAAGTTTAGCTTGTTCAACACTACCGTTCTGTACGATGTCATCAAAAGTATTTACTTCTTCAGGTGATAGATTATTAGCAGCCC